CCCGATAGTACCTTTTCGAACTTCTCACCGATCCTGCGGTGGTGCTCACCTTCCACGAACCCTGGCCACACAGTATGAACGAACGTTAGAAAGGAGTCTCTTGCCTTTTTTGATAACTCTAGTTGAGTCTTTCTTAATTCAAGTTTAAGTAAAGCTTCTCTTGCTTCTTGGTCATCCATAGAGGTGACATCAAATTCGTTTCTCATTTCAGAATTTATATCATACATATCGTTTGTGTAAATCATGCAACCTGTGCTCTGTGCAAGTTACATAGTAGGGGGCGGTTTAACCCCCGCCCCCCTCACGGGCTACCACATGTGGTAGCGGAACGAGGCTAGGGTACCTAGATCTAGTGTTTGTAAGTTTGCGGATGGGTTTGCCAGATGGAAGCCAGGGAGCCCCAGCAGGGGCTCCCAGTTCGTGGTTATAAGATATCTTTTCCCACCATGCTGTGTAGATTTGTGACAATCTTACGAGCCCAAGCTTTCACTTTAGGATCATCAACACTAGCAATAAGATGAAAAATTTCAGAATTAAGGTAATCGCAAATAGCACGGTAGTCTACCTCTCTTCGATTAGTGACTTGATCAGTCTCTCTGTCTAGCCTTGATACAGAGTCGAGACGCTCTTGCAAATCTGCAAAAGGTCTATTGACCAAATCGGTTTTGTTGTTAGGCATGCTATCATAATATACTAATCCTAACTTCTTACAACTAATTACTTGTGGATAACTTTACTTTTTATGTGGATAACTTTTTGATTGTTCTTTGATCATTTACTGCTTGTTTTCACAACGGCGTGTCGGCGGGGTATCCGCTAAATCTTACGTATACACCTTACCCATAATGGTATTTTGTAATGGAGAATGGAGAACTGCACGTGGGCAAACGCCCACGCACTAGAGATAATTGTTATTGAGTTTGGATTTGAAGAAGTGGGAAGTTCTCTGTAAGAATCTCGCTCTCTTCTTCTGAGTCAATGACAGGCTTCAACTCGACAGACCTAACAAGCTTAGTCTTGTATGACTTATACACGTCGGGTTGATCTTTTCTGAAAGACTCGCTATCAAATCTTTCATACTCACGCACGATCACATTAAGTTTGTGATCAATACCTTTGAGGACTTTATCCTCTTCCTCTACGAAAGACTTGACCAAATCTTTCTGCTCCTTCAACTTCGAACTAACGAAGTTGGCTAGAATTGTTAGCCTTGCTAACTTGTCTATTTCCTTCTTTTTGTTCATGTTGCCTCCTTTGGCTTTAGAGCGAACAACCTAGCTAGGTGAAGGTTTATTAATACCCTTACATAACGAACGCCCATATATTATATATAATCATGTCCTAACTAATTACAAGTATTTATTAAACAAAGTTGTGGATAACTTTTTTGAACAGCACACAGCTTGTCCTGTCAGGATCACCGTCTGGCCCAGCAGCTCCCCTACATTACAGTCACTACCTAATTGGTCATGTGCAATGGAGAATGGAGAACCATGCCCAACAAACCAACGACAATCTTCGCCGTCAGGACAGCAGCTCCAGCCAGCGCCATCTGACCCAGATACCAGCCAAGTCCTCCGGGCAGCCTCGTGATGGAGACCATTACGAAGGACAAGACCAGTGCCGTTGATACGATGTAGAAAACGAAAACAGGCAACTACGCAGTCGCCCTTTCTTCATCGTCTTTGTCTGCAATGATCTCTCTGCACATCTCCTCCGCAGCGTACCACGCCAGCAGGTTTTTAAACTGGAGATCAGACGCAACATCACAACCACCGTTAAAGGTTGACATGAAATGGAGACAGCTTCCATGTTCATCACAGTCCTGCGCAGAGTCATACAACCTGTCCCAAATCTCCTCTTTGTATTTCTCGTAGAATGCCGATGTATCTGCGTAGTATATTAGTTCAGAGATCGTTCCCCCCTGGCATCCGTTCAGGACAACATCAGCGATGGTGCTCTCGTCCAGGTTGTTTGTAATCCATTCACGAATGGAGTTTTCCTTAAATTCTACGGCCATCTGGTTTCTCCTTTAAGCTTACAAACCACGGCACACGCACCCAGCCATGCTTGGTCAATAGTTTAGATATGATGGGGATGTAATTATACTTCTTGTCCCCTCCTGCTTTTGCTTGAAAATATTTCATCGTCCCTCCTTTGTTTGTGTGCCCCAACTCGATGCCTCTAGTAATCTTTCAGGGGCTGACTAACGCAAACTTTAACTAGGATATGACGCCTGCATTAATCGTGAGTCCAGGATCTCGAGTCATTACGGCAACTACCTGGACTTAATATATATATAGTCCCATTTAGTTAGGATGTCAAGAGCTAATGTAAGTTTTTTTTACCAGACCTCAGGATCACCGGACCAGCAAACTTTTAACTTATACCCAAAGGTCAACTTGGTTCTGATGATGGAGAATGGAGAATGAGTGGCGACCCGTCGCCGAGTCGCCGTTTGTTTATGTTTGGCTAACTTAAACAAAGAAGGAATAGCTTAGGAGTAGCAGAATGCGTACCAGCTGTCAACTACCAGCTCTCCTGAGCCAGGTTCAGGATGGTCATAGGCCATGGTCTAAGGCTTGTTTGGTTCTGGTAATGGAGAATGGAGAATCAATGGAGCTTGGTACTTGTACCAGAGACCGGGCTCCAGGATCCCAGCAGGTCCTTCACCATCTCCCAGCCATGAGCTTTGGTTTTGTTTGTGATGGAGACTAATGGAGATTTCTCGCTGATGGAGCTCGGGTCACGAACAATGGATCCTGAGAATAATTTGGTAGTCTTCGGAAGAGGGTCCCTGGCAAGTACAAATACTGGACAGCCCACAGAATAATGCCTGTTTATCCAGGCAATCTGGTGCGCAGAAAAGTTCAAACGGTTATTCACTATTACCTTGAGTTCACACCAAAATGGACGTTTGTAAAAACCAAACAAATCAGGGATTCCCAGCCCTGTGCTGGACTCAATTCGTGTCCATACAACACCTTTAGTGTTGCGTTTGACTTGTGCCCAAAGATTACGTTCTTCTGACATGCTTTACGACCTGAACATCTCCTGTTTCAAGATCAACATACATGATATTGACATCCAATTTGACCTGCAAATTTGTTCTAGGCCTACTAATGTAATGACCTTTTCTCTTACCCGTCGTGCGTATAGACTTAGTTTTAACATCATACAGACTAACTTTGCCATGCTTGTCAATCGCAACAAAGTCAACACATCCAGTATCATGTATCGTCTTGAAGACTAGGTTGCCCCTCTTCAACAAGTACACTATCGCCATCGCTTCCGACAGATTCCCCTTGTAATGTTTCCTGTTCAACAACTTCAAATTCTCCAGGAAGGGATAATTTTTTTCTGAGTTCAATTAGCTTGTCCTCTACCTCTCCGACAGACATTTGATCAATAGTTCCATGCATAATCTCTTTCCTGTCTATGTACAATCCAGCGACCATACCTCTGTACTTCTCAGCGGCAATCGCACCAGTAAAGTTACCAGCAGCTTCAGCACTATCTCTTAATTCTGCAAGCTTTTGGATGTGGGTTTTATAGGAAATGGAATATCTCCTATTGAGTTCTGCACGCCGCCTTTCGATTTCCTGTACGACATGGGGGTAGTATTTAGGGTTTTGCAGCTTACTGGCAATCACCACAGCAATACCTTCTGAGTATCCTGCATCAATTGCACACTGTTTTGCACTCTGAATTGTGCCCTTTTCGATGAAAATATTGACAAATTCTGCCTGTTTTGGGGTCAATTCGTGTGTTTTTTGCACTTTTTTTGGCATGTTTTTTACCTCACTTTAGCAGTGCACCTTCGAAAAAGCCTTATTTATCGCCAAACCTTGTAAATATGTAAGCGTCCGTTTACAACCGTTTAACAACTTATTTACAGAGGGAAGCATTGATATATATATCTTTTTACTACTTTGTAAATATGTAAACCGATTTTGATGATTTCGGACGGTTTTAGATTTAGTTTCTGTAGAATAATATATATAGTGATTTACATGAAATTTGTCAGGATTGATTGGGAAGATACTATTGAACATCAGACTGGTTGGTATGAACAAGAAGACATAAAAGACCTTGATCCACCACCTCTCGTTTGGAGTTTTGGGTTAATTTTAAAAGAAGAAGAAGAGTCTATCACCGTGGTTGCGGACTGGATTCCAAAAACTAAATCTTTTGGTCGGGGGACCACGGTCCCTAGGGGAATGATAAAGAAAATTACTACATTAGCCGAAATTGATATAAGCGACATCAGTTAAAATAGGGATTATCCACCTTAAAATCAAAAGTTTTTTGAGCCGCAGGTAAAGCACCTATACCACCTCCACCTTGAGCTGGTAAATCTCGGCGTACCCCGTAAATAAATTCATTAAAGTCATAATCCTGCATTAAAGGTGTTGCCATCATTTGATTATAAAGTTCTGGGTTATTAGCAATAGAAGCGGCGTACTGTTCTAAATCGTCTCCCTCTAAACCTAACTCTTCTCTACCATAATACATTCCTCGTGAACCTTTAGGACTACCAAACAATGCGCTTACACCTTGAAAAAATGGCATTTCAGAAAGTTTTTGTTGTAAAAAATTAAATTCTGGATTGACCATGTCAGAAGATTTCATGCCTTTTTCAAAACCTGCCATGACTTGATCTTGTCCAAACTGTTTGAAACCAGGTATCCTTGTGTAATTTTGCATCAATCCAGGTTTTACTTTGCTGTCATAAACACCACGTATTTTATCACTGAAACCTCGTTGAGTCATACCCATACGTAAATCGACGATATCTTGATTGTCTAAATTATATTTTGCCATTAACTCTTTGGCATAAGGATGTTGTGTGTAGAGATACTTAGAAGCTTTTTTTAAATCAGAAGCGAAGTCATCACCCGTAATTACATTTTCGGCTTTGCCTTTGTCAAAAAAGTCTTTAACAAAATTACCGACACCGCCTTGATTGTTATTTTTATTTCTGTCTTTTTCTCGTTGTGCGTAATTAAAACGGTCCTCTTTATACTGATCCCTTCCACCGGGAGTGTAGGAAGTATTTTTATTTTCGTTTACAAGTTTACCGTCTCTAAAAAGCATAGTTTATCTCGAAATCCCGTAGCCTCTTTTCGCTAATTTACCAGCTACCTTCGGCTTCTTCTTAACTTGTTTCTTAACACGACCACCTTTGTTAAATAATCTTCCATCTTTATTAATTTCTTTAGCAATACCACCTGGCTTATTTGCTTTTTTAACACCCAAAATTGCATTTTTTGCAAACCTTCCTAATCCTGCTGGAATTGTTCCTTTGATGCTTTTGAGAAATTTTTCGATTTGATCCTTTGCTTCTTCTAAGCTTTCTTTATTTTTAGCAGATTTAGCAATCTTCATTATTTTATCTTCATACACTTTTGTTTGACCCTGAGGGCTTCTATCATTAAATCTTTTTTGCTCTGGTCTCTTGAGATCACCTGGGTTTTTAATAAATCTACGTGGATCTATATCTTTGATTGATGGTTTGTCTGTCATTGTCTGCTCCTTGGTCCGTGATTAATAAACTTTGTACCACTAGGAGCATAACAAAATTAAATGTCAAGAGCAAAGATTTATTGACTTTTAAAATCGGACTTTGATATGGTAGTCGGTACGCACTTATTCAAATAAAGGAGGTTATCATGGAAGAATTAAACAAGAAACTAGAGGAGGCGTACATAGTCATTGCTCTTTTACAGGCGCAATTAGCAGAAAAAAAATAGAACTATGCGGCGGTCGGTGAGCCTTGGTTCAAGGCTCCAGAACCCCTAGTCACTATTTCGTGCCACTCTTCGTGGGTAAATTCTTCACTACTACCATCTCTATAACTTACTTTATACATAAGCTTCTCCTGCATTTCAGGCGGGCTGGTCGTTTTTGTAAATATCTCCACGTTAGTTACAATATCTTTAATCATCTTGGGAAAGATAACACATTATTCTCCTTAAACTTACTCATTTTTTGTACAATTAATCGACGTGTAGCTTCTTGTAAGTGCTTCGTGTCACCAACTAATTCATGGTCCCAGAGATCAGCACAAGCTCGCAGAGCTTCTACCTTTTCTTTTTTGTTCTTAAAAAAATCTTGATCCTGATCAATAAGGTCAAGCACCATACGCCTAGAGATTAGAGCCTCTAGGTCTTCTGTAATCATTGTGATATCCATGCGAATATCTTAACATTTTATATGAAAATTCATAGGGTCAGCCGACCTGAGATTCGAAACTGAAAGGATAAAGAATCGAATCCCACAGCTTTTCATGTGTCCTTACCAGGCAGCAGTAATGATTGAACAGAGCTATTCAAAGTCTCTCATTACCTCACACTATACATCTGCTTTAACCGGACTAGGTCGACGTAGCCGGAACTCGTTAGCTGTTCTCTCTTTCGGCTTTTTCAACAGCCTCCATTTTGTAGTCAGACCAAGAATACTCTTTGGCCTGTGTTACAAACTTCTCGTGTTCAGCCTCTGCAAGGTCCATATAACCTTGCTTGAGATCAGCAAATTTATTCAAAACTCTTGCAGTTTCTTCTAAATTAGTACCTGTATCTGTTCTAATATATTCGACTGCTTTGCGTAAATGCATTACCAACAACTTATCATTTGATATTTCTACGCTCATTTCTTCCTCCTCGTTTCTTGGATTCTTGTTCTATTAATTTCGATATAAACCCACCCATTGTGCAATAATCCGCTTCAGCCATGGGACGTGCTTTTTTATAAACATCGACTTTGATGGCAACAGATTTGTACTTACTAGCATCCATTAATTTACTCCTATTTCGTATAAATAAATAATAATTAAGCCTATGACTAAAAACCACTTAAACTTACTTATGATAAGTAGTATAAATAATAAGGTTCCAATAATATAAGCCATATCCTAATTTCTTATTATAATATAAGATAAAATGGCAGAAAGTCAAGGTGTGAAATGTTGAAGTTTTTCTTGTTAGGTTTCGTCTGCGTCGGTGCAGGCTATGACCAGAAATGTGTGCGAGTGGGTTCTGAAGTAATATTTAATACCTATGAGGAATGTGCACAATACTTTGATGTTGTGCAAAAAGATATTATCTCACGTGACAAGACTGTATCAATGAACTTTACTTGTGTTTCTTCAGGTGTGTTAGAGGATTTGTTATAGAGTTCTTCTTACGTAATTAGGAAGAGATCCTTCTTCTTTGTACTGGTAGTACGCAGCTTTCCAATCTTTCT